GTGGATGGTTGTAAACCTAACAATGGAGGAAGAGTTAAAGATAGAGGCACAATCCCGAACGATTCTGAATCACGCTAATGCGGAGGAAACATCGAAGTTGTGCGCCACGCTGATGAAACAAAACGCCTACCAGCAGAAGTTGATCAAGCAGGCGGCAACTTACATCAATGAGATTGAGCTACAAGCAATGCTGGCCGACCCTGAGCCTACCGCTAGCTGGTGGCATCAGCTCCTAGTGAAATGCGGGCTCTTTTAATCGTTGCGCCATTGTCAGCCGCAGAATCTTCATTGCCTTTTGCTTGCGCACGCCGACTGATTGACGGCAGAGGCTATGGCTTTTAGCAATCTCATCTAGCGTCATTGGCCGTGGCTGATTGATGCCATAGTGTTTGATGACAATATCCCTATCAAGTTCCTCTAGTCGAAAAAAGGCCAGGTTGAGTTGCTCGCTGCGCTCAGTTTTCTCTACCTGGGTGTAGTCTTCCTCTTCGGTGCTGGTATCAGGGATCAGGTCAATCAGCGTCTTGCCGTCTTCCAGCATCATCTGATCAAGGCTGCGATGCGGGATGCTGCGCTCTAAGGCCATCCGCAAGCGGTCAACGCTGACGCCAAGGGTATTGGCGATGTATTCAATGCTTGGCGGCTTGCCATGCTCCTGAACGTAGTTCCGCTCTACCTCAAAGGCTTTGCCTACGAAATTGAGCATGTCCTGCGGCACCTTAATCAAACGGGCCTGGGTGGCCAGTGCTCGCGTGATGCCTTGCCTGATCCACCAGAAGGCGTAAGTAGAGAACTTGTACCCCTTGGCGCCGTCGTACTTTTCAGCAGCACGATTTAGACCGACGTTTCCCTCTTGGATCAGGTCGATTAAATCCATGCCGCCGCCTTGCAGCTTCGGGATGTACTTTTTGGCGACGTTGACGACTAAGCGCAGATTGCACTTAATCATTTTTTCTTTTGCCCGTTCGCCAATCTTGATTTCCCGGCGCTCTTTGCTGGTCAGATCACCTTCCTTTTGCTTTAGCTCTAGGCAGCGCTGAATCTGGCGTGACAGCTGAATTTCCTGCTCAGCAGAAAGCAGGGGGTAACGACCGATTGCGTTGAGGTATTCAGAGAGCGAATCGGTAGCCATGAAAAGAATTGACCGGGGGTAACGTAGCAGGGATCAGGAAGAAATCAAACGATCGACATACCAAGCCGCCTTGCGGTAATCCTCTGCGCCATTTTTCAAGTCAGCCCGCCAGAGGTATTTGATGGCATTGCCACGGCAAAAGGCTTTGAAGCCGTCAGGGCCTAGGGCTGCTTCCAAGGCATCAATGCATTCGATGTGGCCTTGGTTGTAATGCGGTGGATTGGCCACCATGTCAAAAGGCATTCGCTAAATTGCTCCGGCAAACCATTTTTGAGGAATCTCTAAGCGTCCGCCGACGGCAGGCGACGGTGAGGGGGGGACTGCTCCGGCAAGCCCCCCACCTGCCACCCTCTTAGATCGTGCAACCTGGCTTGTCGTCAGGATCGCCAACGTTCAGAACGGCTTCGCAGCGCAGCAGCCAAGCAGCGAATGCCACATGACTGCTAACGCTCTGTTTGTTAGGTGGAGCGAAGGGGTAAGACTCCTCCCACCATTTACGAAACAGGGCCTCAAGATCCGCTTCGGTCATCATCGTTCAAGGTCTGTTGATGCAGCCCTGTGTATAACGCATGAAACGGGTGTTCGGGATTGTCGCGGCTATCTTCGACATAAAGACGCTCTAGGCGCTCTTGCCGCTTTAGCTCTTCAACGTGATCAACCATCAGAAAGGTTCCTTGTCTTCACGAGGGGGCAGGGTGAAATCTGACACGCTCACCTCAAGGGTGGTGCCTTGGGTGCCATCTTTCTTTGTGTAAGTGCTCAGCTTTCCTCTGCCAGCGATGGTGACCGCAGCACCCTTGGTGAGAAAACGCATGACCACATCAGAGCGACGACCCCAAACGGTGCAATTGACCCAGGTGGTTTCCTCTTTGCTGGTGTTGCACCCGATAGAGAATCGGGCGACTTGATCATCTCCGATGGTTTTAAGTTCTGGATCCCGACCGAGGCGGCCATGGGCTGTGATGTTCAGCATTTCAGTTAATGGGGGTGATGGACTTGGCCTCTTCAAATGCCAGCACGTCGGCTAGGTAATAGCGAACGCGAGGCTGGCCGGCTGCTACGCCGATCTTTGGCAGCATTTCCCACTTTGGCCCTTGTGGGTTGCCTTTGTTGGTGCTTTTGCGCCAGCCACGAACTGTAGCCGGGCTAAGGCCGTAGCGATGCGCTAATTGTGCTGTTGTCAAATAGGGTTTTGTGTCGTCAATCATTTAGCTAGCTGGGTTTCTTTTTCAAGCAGAGCCTGCATTAGCTCTTGGTGTTCGGTGTCGTTCAGGTCACCTTTTTTGTGCCGATCAGTTAGCCGTGCGCCAACGTCTTTCAGCTCTTTGAGCGAAGAGGTGCCACGAATAACTTTCAGGCCAGCAACAGCTGTTTTGCCTAGCACTGCAGATTGCGGTTGGCTTTGCTGCACTGCTGGCTTTTGCTTGCTTGGCTGAGCATCACCAGATGGCATGGTTTCATTGGCAGCACTTTGCACCTCTTCCTTGCTCCAAAGCTCATGGGCTAGGGAGAATGCAAAGCAGGCACAAGCAGCCAAAGAGCGGCGGTGAGAGTCAGTCAGAACCCGTGCGCTGATCTTGTCATAGGCAATTGGATTGTTCCGATGATCCATGCAGGGGAACGGAAAATCAGCGGTGACGATGCCATCAGGGCCAGTGAAATAGCCGACGACAAAGCCAGTGCCATCAGGCGCCTTGTGGATCAGCTCACCATCTGCATTAGGCCGCAGGTGATAGTCAAACCCAGGCGCGTGCTGGTGAAGCAGCTGGGCAGTTTTAGACCAGGCAACGTAAGACGCCTGAAAGCTGCCCGTGCCTTTCTTGTGTACGTCGTCAAGGGTGATGACGCCGGAGAGGTTTGGGATGGTCATGCGGGGAAGACGTTGTGAACGATTTCAGGCATTTGTTTGGGCGCTTTGAACACCTTCAGGCTGCGCTCCAAGTACCAATCATTGAAGCATTTGGTGAGGCAAGAAATCCAAAGCTGCTGGACACTTGTGCCACCGCGCTGAGCAAAGATAGAGCGGTTTACGATTGAATTTCTGAAGGCCAGCACAGAGCTGTCAGATGGCAGATCGGCGCCGGTAGTCAATGCCTTGACGAAATTGTTGATTGTGTGCGAATAGTGCTCTTTGTCTAAAGCCAAGATACAGAACGCGGTCAATGCACCGCGATTAATCATCTTGAAATTTTTGACTGAGTTGTAGACCAGGCGTACATAAGTGTCTAGACGTATCTGATCCTCTAGGTAATACTGCTGAATTTGATCATTACTGAAAACCATTTTGGCGTTTGCCCAGCTGCCCGTTTTTTGGTGCTTGGCCAGCATGATCAGACGGATAGCCGCAGCGGTCTGGTGGTGTTGCGGTGCACCCAGCAAATAAAGAGTGTCGCCCGTAGACCGCTTCGAGCCGGTGTCAATCACGGTAAAGATTGACGGATCGCATTCGGTGGCCAGCAGCACCGGAACGGCTTGGCCAGCGTCACGGATAGCAGCCAAACGGTGTTGCCCATCTAGCAGCTGGCCGTTGTTGCCAATGGCAATGCCCTGGCTAGTGAGCTTCCATTCACCCCGCTTGATTGACTCGCTTAGGTGCGCAACCTGGCGGGGCTTCATTTTGCGGTTATGGCCGTTTTGATTGGCCAGCAGGTGTTGCGCCCATTCGGGCGTCATCTGCACAACTTCAAAATTGGGGGTGGTCATCAGAAATCCTCTGCAATGGTGCTGGTGTCGTAGGCCCAGGCAGGAAGGCTGAGCGAGGTGATTTCGGCGCTGTAGCCAGGCCAGTTGTCGTTTTCCCTGCAGCGCTTGATTCGGCGCAGGTCACGATCGGCCAGGCGCTGACCTTCGGCCAATGCGTCGTCGTCTAGTTCGTAAACGCCGATGCTGTAGGGGTAGGTTTTCTCAACGGCGATAAAGACAAACCGGGTAGCGAAGGTGCCGGCCATGTAATGCGCCTGTTGGACGTGATAGCGGAACTTGGCTACCGATCGTGCAAAGCCTGCAGGTGATGCGTCGGTAGTTGTCTTGAGGTCAATGACCGTATCGCGGCACATCCAATCAGGCCGGCATTTGCAGCGCAATTCGGTGTCTAGATCAGTCCACCAGAAGGATTGCTCTGCCTTGCCATCGGAGAGCAATTCGCTGGCGACTGGGTGGCGCCTGACTGCTTCTGCGAGCTTTCCTGCCAATGCCCAATCAAGTGATGAAACAACTTCGATTCCCGCTGCTTCCAGCTCCG